ATCGGCCAAGTGCTGGTGCTGGAAACCCCAGTTGAGCATGATGCTGAGCAGCTCGTGAAGCTCATTGACTTCGGCCCACAGGTGTTCAAGCAGATCCAAGCCGCTTTCCAAAGTGGTGACCTGGAAGCTGCACCGTTCGATCTGAAGGGTGGCTACAACTTCCGCTTCCGCAAGACGGTCACTGGCTCTGGTCAGAACTCATACACCACATCAAGCTTCGCTCCGAAGCAGACCGATGTTGCGGATGATCTGATCGAATCGATGACGCTGTTCAACCTCGCCGACTATCGTGCTCCGAAGGTCGAGCGTGCCGCAATCGAAGCGATGCTCGTCGCCGCGCAAACCGGTGGTTCGTATGAAGAGCCAGCTCAAGCAGCTGCACCAGCTCCTAAACCGGCCGCTAAAGCAGCTGCACCAGCTCGTGATGACAACGATGACGGTGACGTCCCATCCGCACCAGCCGCCGTAGCCGCACCAGCTGGTGGAGCAGCAAAGCTCAGCGTTGTTGAACAGCTTCGCCAACGTGCCGCAGCCGCAAAAGCTGCACAGCAAGCCGCTGCCTAAGCGATAAGCTGCCAACCTGCACTAGAGCCCCGAGAAATCGGGGCTCTAGTCGTGAGTGTCGAGCCTAATGAGTTGTAGTTCAGCCCATGCTCACGGCAGAATGTTTTGAGAGAAGAGATCGAATGAGTAATACCGAGTGGATCACGCAACAACCAGCTTTTGATGTGTCGCCCTGGCCCGCCAGTCATCGACGCGCTAATACCAGGTTGTTGCTTACCCAGCTTGGCAGCGCTCATTCGCTGCTTAGCTTTCTCAGATTTAGGCTTTCGCATTTTCTGCTTGGCTTCTTCGGAATGGCGGAAACCCAGTGGGCCACGTCCACCAAGTGTCAAGTTGCAAAGCGGTCCACCTTCGTAGCGTTTTCTGCCGTAGAGCTTGATAAGCCGTTCTTCTTCATCGTAGGCTTTATTTTCGTCTTCAAATTCCTGAAGGATCTCAATGAGAGGATCACAACCATCGCGTTGGACCTTCTTGATTGTATTCTGAAGAAGTTTGTTCCTATGAACCTCATTGTTTGAGGCATGCAAATGGAACTGAGACCGCTCGCCATGACCTTTGCCGATATAAAATGGCACTCGGGTTTGTGGATAGAGGTATTGATAGACGTAGAACATTGGCACTCTCCTTTAGACACTATTTACGAAAGTCTTTAATATGGCACTCGCTTTTCTCCGTGATTTTAGGAAGAAACTTGACAAGATGGAAGACGTCATCACCAGTTTCGACCCACCCACTTTCTGGTACAGCACTGGGAACTACGCCGTGAACAAGGCAGTTTCTGGTTCGTACACCAAGGGGATTCCACAAGGCCGCATCACCTGCCTGGCCGGCCCATCTGGCGCCGGTAAATCGTTCGAGCTCTGCAATATTCTTGCAGCCGCGCAGAACGAAGCTGGTGCGTTCATTCTCGCTCTCGATTCTGAGAACGCGCTTGATCGTGGGTACATGTCGAAGTTGAACATGAAGCTTGATGATGAGAACTTCCAATACGCTGGCGTCACAACGTTCAGCCATGTGGTAACGATCGTCAGCGACTTCATCAAGTCATACACCGCAGCATACGGGTACGACAAGCCAGATTCTCCAAAGGTGATCATCGCGCTCGACTCGCTCGACATGCTGCTAACCGATACCGAGGATGAGCACTTCAACAAGGGCGATCAAAAGGGCGACCAAGGTCAGCGTGCCAAGCAAGCGAAGCATATGCTCCGTACGCTGGTTTCACGGATCAAACGTCTTCCAATGGCATTCCTGGTAACGCACCAGGTTTACCCGAACTCTGACATGACGAACGGCTTGGGTGCATGGATCGTGAACAACGCGATCAAGTACTCGGCATCGCAGATCTTCTTGATCACGAACGGGCGGCTGAAGGAGGAAGGCGAAACCAAGGGCATTCGTATGAAGGTCGAGGCATACAAGTCGCGGTTCGCGAAGCTTGGCACCAAGGTCGAAGTCGAGGTCCCGTACACCGAAGGCATGAGCAAGTTCAGCGGGCTGTTAAGGCTCCTTGAAGAGAACAAGGTCATCACCGGTGGTCCATGGAAAGGGCTTCAACTCCCTGGCCAGGAGATCATCAAGTTCCAGGAACGTCACCTGGATGATGCGCTGTTCGCAAAGATCATGTCGCACCCACTCATTGCTGACGAGGAAAAATCAATCCTCGAGCTAATGAACACGTCGGTAGAAGTTCTGGAAGACGGACCTCCAGGCGCCGATGCCGATTCAACCGTCGAAACCAAACCCAAGCGTGCCCGCAAGGCTGTCGCTGAGGAATAACCAAAAGGAAATGAATCATGATGCAAGTTGAAGTAAAAATCGCCCCAGTCATCGGTGGCTTCGTCATCACCTACCCACGTCTCGCTGACAACGGTGGTGTTGAATTTGTTGAATTCGTGCAAGAAGTTGCAACTACCTCCGGTAAGGCCATGCGCGTTGCCAAGGCGGCGGTCGATGCATTCTCGCTCGTTACCAAATCAAAGGACGATGCCGCTGAATAAGCGCGCCGATCCCAAGACACCTTTTCCATAAGGTTGGGCGTTGTTACAATATAAGTGTAACAACGCCTTTTTCGCTTCTTAAGGAACACAAATGAAAACAAATGGTAAACGCCTGAACAAGCCAGGCAAGACATATCCTGAGCAGAGCCAGCGTCAAGCGCTGCGTTCCCTGCGCCGCGCCCAAGGCGGCCCAGGGCTGACCACTGGTAAAGACCCACAAGCACGGGCTGAGTGATGAAGCTTAATCTCTTTATGCTTGGGCAGCAGAACAGCGAGCTCATGAACGAGCTCCCACTGTTCTTTGACCGTTGGCAAAAGGAGATTGCTGATGCCGAGCCGATCTTCAAGCTCGAAGGTGAACGGCTGGAGAAGCTGGCACGCGACGTGCCGCATCATCAGGTGTTCTACGCACAGCGGGCCCAAGAAGCTCGAGCCCTTGTGAAATGGCTCGAGATTCAAAAGGCGCAGAAGGAATCACGGCACATCAAGAACTACAACAACTCACCTCGTGCGCTTGGCGTTCGAGAGCAGGCAATGTATGTTCAGGGTGAAAAAGACGTGGTTGAACTGAGCCAGTTGATCGTCGAAGCTGAACTGAAACGTGGGCAATTCGATGAGATCGTTGAAGCTATAAAACAACTTGGATGGATGATTGGCAACATGGTTAAGCTGCGTGTTGTGGAGATGCAAGATGCCATTGTCTAAACCATTTACGTATTTGGTTGGGTGGTCCCAGCATCAGCGCTTCTATTATGGGGTGCGATATGCAATCGATGCCCATCCAGATTCACTATGGACAACGTACTTCACCAGCTCTAAGCCGGTGCAGGAATTCACCACGTTGTATGGAGCGCCTGATATTATTCAAATTCGAAGGACATTTATTGCCGGTGACCAAGCGCGTAAGTGGGAACGCACCGTTCTTCGTCGACTTAGGGTGGTGCAGAAGCCGCAATTCCTAAATCTGAGTGATCGCCCAGCCCCACCTTCAAGGCTTGGTACAAGCCATTCTGCGCCAAGCCTTGCCAAGATGTGTAAGCCCCATTCGACAGATCGCAAAGCGAACATTTCAACAGCAATTCAAGGAATGAAAGCCCGCTTTCAGAAGCGTTGGTTGATCACTACCCCGTACACGCAGTTCTGCGTGCGTTCACTAGACATTCTTCTTGAGAATGATTGGAGCAGTTTATATTGCTCCTTTCGCTCTGGAAGGCCAATGTCACGTGGCGCACTCAAAGGCTGGAAACTTGAGCAAATCTAATATGCCTATCAACACTCCAAACTATGGCGCCACCCAGGGCTATGGTATCACTACCACCGGTACCTTGAATAACACGGTCGCTGGGGGCTTCACTGGTGCACTGACCGCTGGTGCCAGCGCATATGGGAACATCTCAATGACCATTGCCCCGCCAGCACGACCAACATTGACCATCGAGCACTTGGATGATGGGTTGTCGTTCACCTTTACTAGTGAAGAGAACGGGAAGCTTATTGAGCTGGCTCTTGCCCCAGAGCGGGACATCACCGCGTATGAACAGCTCTTGCTCTCGAACATGATCCTAGCAATTGCAATTGGCCCGGCATTACCGCCGGTGATGTTCATGCGATTTGTGCGGAAGCATAATCTTGAGCGACACTTCAAGATCGCGGCGGTTTAATGGCAAAGATCGCTCACATCTGGGTACGCGACGAGGTTTGGATGACCGTTGGCGGGCTCGAGCCCGCTGACATGACCTTCCTGTGGAATAAGTACGGCATCGAGAAGGAGGGATCATTCTTTATGCCCGCCAGAAAGCTCGGTCGTTGGGATGGAAAGATCCGGTTCTTTGACAAGACTGGAAAGGTCTATCTACGGTTCATCAATGAGATCGCTGCGTTCCTAGAGAAGTGGAACTATGAGATTGATCTACATGATGAACGCCGACCAATGAACCTTGTCCAGGGTAGATTAACACCTGAATGGTTCGATGGGAAGTCCACGGTCCCAATCCACGTTCGCCCATATCAAGTTGAAGCGGTGAACGCGGCACTTGAAGCAGGGTCGGGCATGGTGATTGCCGCCACTGGTGCAGGTAAGACGATCATGGTTGCTGGCATGTGCTCGGTACTTGGGGTCGAAGGAATACGATCGATCGTTATCGTGCCATCGTCAGATCTTGTTATCCAAACATCAAACACGTTCACGCTTGCTGGTGTTCAGCACGGGATCTACAGCGGATCGACTAAAAATCTCGACGCACCACACGTGATCGCAACGTGGCAGGCGCTGCAGAACAATCCGCAGATCATGGAAGGTTTCCAGTGCGCGATCGTTGATGAAGCACACGGCGCCTCGGCACAGACGATTGGCGATCTGATGACTGGGCATGGGAAGCACATTGCATACCGGTTCGGTTTCACCGGCACAATGCCAAAACCATTGACGGATCAATACACACTTCGCGGTTCACTTGGTGAGGTGCTGTATGAGATCAGCGCAGCGGATCTAATCCGCATGGGGTACCTTGCAAACCTGGAGATCCAACCAATTGAGATCCAGGAGAAGGTTGATGAGGAGTTCCCAGATTATGCATCTGAGAAATCATACACCTCGAAGCAAGCTGATCGATTGGACTTCCTGGCGGACCTTATCATTGACCGTGCCGCTCGATACGGTAATACGTTGATCCTCGTGAACACGATCAAGCAGGGGCAGCAGCTTCAGAAGTTGATCAAGGACTCCGTGTTTCTACACGGAGCCACGGAGAACGAGGTGCGTGCTGAATGGTACAGCACCTTTGAGAACCGTGATGATATGATCGTGATTGCGACGGTTGGTATTGCGGCAGTCGGTATCTCCATTGATCGGATTTTTCATCTCATGTTGATTGACGCCGGTAAGTCGTTCATCAAGTGTATCCAGTCAATCGGTCGTGGTCTTCGTAAGGGGCATGACAAGGACTTTGTGAATGTGACAGACGTGTACAGCGGATTGAAGTACGGTAAGAAGCACGCACGTGAACGGACGAAGCATTACCGGGAGGCAAAATACCCGTTGGCCAAAGTTATGAAGATCAAGCTATGACCGACCCAAAAGTCCTGAACAAGCGAAGCCAAACAGAAGCTGGTG